AAACCCGAATCCATCTGTACGCATAGCCCGGCTGTTTATCAGGTTCTGGTAGCAATTCAGCTTGCATCCATTGTTTAGGACGCTCATCCATTACCCGTGCAGTCATCTCGCGTTGTAATCTGTTCTCAGCCATTTTTAGGCCTCCAATTTTGTAAATTCACGAGCATATTGCTCGTTGGTTAATCCAAGTTTTTTAGCCAAAGCAACCTGTGACTTGGACATCACAACTTGTTTCGGTGCGGTGCTGCGCTTTGCAGGCGCTACTACCGTACTTGGCCTTGTACGCTGAGGCTTACCGCCATCATCGTTTCGAGAAGCCGTAAATTCTTCTGGGAATCTACGTTGTACTTCTTTGTCAATACTATTGAAATACTCATCAGTACCTACGAATGCTTTACCATACTTAGCAGCAAGCTCCTCATGGAACCCCTCGGCATACTTGCGCATTGCAAGTTTATCCGATGCTACAAACCAAGGGTTTCTGGACACCCAGTTTGCCACTTTTGGATCCATTTGCTGGCTAACTTGCTGCTGTGGGGTAGTTTGTACATCATTTTCGACCGTTTGTACAGTGGGTCGGAAATTTTTAGCTTTATCTAGCTTCATTTCCGCACGCATCATTTCCCGCTGCGCAAGTAATAGTTTGTAAGAATCGCCTGTGTCGTAGGCCTCTTTATAGGAGCGCTCAGCCTTATCCAACTCCATTTGCGCGGAGCTTTGGTACGTAGAAATAAGCTCTTTCTCCCCATTTTGGAGTAGATTCTTTAGCCTACGGTTCTCATCAAGGATGCGCTGCGTTGCTGTTAGGGTCTCTTGCTGCTCTCTAAATGCAGCCTCTTTAGCCCTACGCTCATCGTGCCAAGCCTTTTTATACTGAGTAAACTTCTGTTTTACGTTCTTAGAATATTCAGTAGACTCGTCGGCTTTCTCAAGGTCTTCCTTGATAGCCTCTGGCAACGGGTCAATATGCCGGTCTTCTTTGGGAGTATCGTCAACGACTTCGATTTTAATATCGTCCTCGTCCTCCTCAATAGTAATTTCTAGTTTCTCTTCGGTCTCAACCTCGTCGGGAAACTTATATTCTTCACCTTTAAATGTAGCCATGTGCGCTCCTATTTGCGTTTAATTCCCCGTGGGTCTTCTACAACACCTTCGACAGAATCGTCGTTAATGATGCGGAATTCACGGTCATGGATGAGCAGTCGAGTGCCAGCGTGGGGCCGAACCAAGACAAAATCACCTTTTTTGCACCACGGTCCTGTTGGAAACCTAGTTGCATCTTTGTAGCAGTCAGGACCTAAATCAACAACGTATAAAACTGTAGTTAACAGTTCTTCATTGCGCATAGTCTCGTCTGCCTTAACTAACCCGTTATCAAACTCCTTCTCAGCTTCAGGGATCGCGCACAGAATCCGATAGCCTGATGGCACGGGTAACTGTTTTGCTTTCTCCTCTGCCGTTTTGTGCATCACTGCGGACAAGTCCACTGCTTTGCTTAGGTCGATATCATTCATCGTCGAACTTCTCCAGTTGGTGTGTGAGGTCTGATAGATAAGAGCGAGCGGTGAGCAGACCTCTAATAACTCCACACATCTCGCAATACTCTTCAAAGCTCTTAGCAGCTTTAGCCGCTAGAGCCTCTTCGATATGTTTGACTCCTTCGTCAATTCGTTTGTTAATAATCTCAAGTAACTTGTGCGACTCGTACATCATTCACCTCCCTTTGTAGGTTTCTGCGATTTAGCCATCTCAGCTTGATGAGCTAGCTGTTCTCTGTGCCTACGCATATCCAACCCAGCTTGGAACCCAGTAGCCTCTTGCTGACGTTCTTGCTGTTTATCTGCTGTTTGCTGCTGTAGTGCTAACTTAGCTCCTTCAGTTTCTTGAGTAGTCTCAATGCGTTTTAGCTCAACCTCAATCTGCGCCATCTTGGCCTGCATGTCCGCTTGGTCCTTAGCCTGCTTGCGCTGCAACTCGCCTTGCTTAATCTGAAGCTCTTGCTGCTGCAACTGAATGAGCGGGTCTTGCGACTGCTGCTGATTCTTCTTCTGTTGATCTTCTTGCTGGTGTTGCTGTAATAGCTGCTGCGCCGCTTGTGCTGCCATCTGAGAGACCTTAACCTCCATCTCTGGAGACATCATGTTCTCATCTTGGTCATCCTCGTAAGCTGGTAGGGTCTGACCCATCGCCTGCTCCATCTGCTTGCGCATCTCCATGCCCAAGTGATCCGCAACGTGCGCCGAGCCTGCTGCCATTATCTGTTGGGCTAACTGCGGATTCTGTCCTACCAACTGTTGGATGTGTGGGTCCTGCGCCATCGCCATGTGAACCGCAATGTGAGACTTATGGTCTTGGTATAGGAACGCTTTAACCGGCTTACCCTTAAGGATGTTCATGTTCTCCGTAACAGGGTCACGTGGCTTCATATCATCTTCTACCGGCACGAGCTTCTGGTAGTTCTTGATGCCAAGGACATCTAACATCTGACGATGTAGCACCGGTAGGTCATACAACTGAGGAGCCGTCTGCGCAAGTTGAAGAGCCGCCTGATACTGAACAACCTTCTGAGCCATAGTAGTGGCGTTGGGGTCGCTAACAGGAATAACCTCCACCATGTCATAGTCCGACTGCTTAGCCCGACGGTCACCCTCTTCTGGGTCGTACGTATACTCGTCCGGGGTGTAGTCGCGGATGATCCCTTTGAGGAGCTTGAACTCTTGCTTCATCGCATAGTGGATGCGCGCCTGTACAGCACTCATGGTCTTCAAACTACGCTCAAGAATAGCCAGCGTAGTGCCCACTGGAGCCTGTGCAGACATGTCCGATGCACTCAACTCAGAAGAGCCCGCAAAGCTACGCCCCTCTGCAATCATTTGCCCCAGCAAGGCCATCAGCACTTGGCTAGGCTCCTTGTAGGGTAGGGGCATCAGGTTATCCCTAATAGTGCCACTTGGTACATCTACGTCCCGGAACTCTCCCGGCGAGATAGGAGTGTCATCACCTTTCGTGCGAAGACCACGAGTTTTAAAGCCACCGGGTAGATTAGATAAAGTGCCAGCATCAACAAGCTGGCGCAAGATACTAGTGCTAGATTTAGAGTAAGCGCCAATAAGGTGAATAAGGCCGAAAGCGTAAAACCCAAAACCTGGAATGTATGGGTAATGCACAAAATGAGCCCGCTTCTGAGATGTGTCATCCTCTGGCCTCCAGTTACGCCGTATCGCTAATACCTCCCCAGTGCCCTTTTCTATCGTAACAATATACGGTAGTGCAATCCCTGTCTTCTTACCCTTGTCATCCTTATGCTCATAGCCCTTGAGGTCTATCTCGACTTGCATCTCCAAGAACTTGTATCGGTTGTCCGACGTAGCCCGAAACCCTAGCTTCTCTGCAATCTTCTTCTCTACGTCGTCCATTGTGTTGATGGGGTCACCTAGGTCCACATCTCTGTAGAACCCATCATGCTGTAGGCGGCGTAGGTCGTTCTTACTCTTACGCATCACGTGCGTAACCCGCTCTGAGGACTCAATGCTTGAAGCGCCGTATGGCACGACCACATCCTCAGCAGGCACAAACATAGACACCTGCCGGTCTAGGCTAGGGTCAAAGTACACCTTCTTAAAGGCATTGCCCGCCAGCCCCAAGCCCCAGAGCATGCGCTCATGCTCAGGCCTGAACTCCACCATCACATCAGTTAGCTGATAGTTCATGTCATTCTGAACTCGCTCAGCAGCTTCTTTTTTCTCCGTAGTTTCTTTACCGATAATCTGTGTCTTAACAGGTCCCGCAGCGGGGAAGGTAGACATCATGGTCTCAGCTTGGAACTTGACCACAGCCTCAGCCAGTAAGGGATGGTAGACGCCACAAGCACCGGGCCACGGCTCCATGCGTTCTTCTAGTTTTAGACCTAGTAACTGTAGGCCATCAACGTATGTTTGTATCCAGTCCTTGCGACTAGAGATATCTGTTTCATAGTCCTCAATGAGGTCCCCAGCCAACTGAGTTAGGTCACCCTCACTCATGTCCTCAGCTAAGTTTTTATTGAACTCTTCCTCGTCTTCTTCAGCCTTCTCCATGTGTATATCAATACCCGGACCTGAGATATCTACTGCCTCTGGGTCTTCAATGATGATCTGTAACGGCTCTTCCTCATCATTATCAATCTGATCAAGTCCTTGGGGCGCAGCGTATAACGCTCTGTCCATATTAGTAGCCATTATTCATCCTTAGTAGTACGCCGCTTTTTTGCGGAACTTGTACATGAAATCATCCTCCGGTTCATCCGAAGGGAGACGTAAAAACCCACCTTGCCTAAACCTTAATAATGCTAAGGTAGTCGAGTCTACCAAGTCATCGTTTGCGCCGCTAGGAAAGTCGTTGCACTCCTCAATAACCTCCTTGGCCCACCTGCGCTCTGGAGCCCATACTATCCCAGATGCAAACAAGTCACTAACCGCGTTGACCCGCGCAATTTTATCTTGTCCTTTGCCGGGGGTAAACTCCCCCACAGGCACGCCCATCCGTCTAAATTCTTGGTACAAAGCCGAGCCGTTGGACTTCTTCTCGACCATGAACGCATCTGGTTGCCACTCTTTATACTCTTCTAATACTAACTTCTTAAGCTCTGGATACTCCATCCGCTTCTTGATAGCATTAAGCAAGATAATGGCAAAGTTATTAGTTTCTTCATTAAAAAACACGCCCCAAGTAGTTAATGCGTTGTAGTCTGCCCGGTTGTTTGCCTCCTGTGCCGCATCTAGGCTCATAATAGTAAATTCGCAGACGGGAGGAGTTTCTTTGTCCCAAATTTTCCACCATTCCCGCTTAATTAGCGCACCTTCTTCTGATACGGGGTTCTGCATATACTGTGCATTCCAGTAACGCACATCCAGTCCAGCCTTCTTGGCAAGCAGCTCTTCTACAGGCCAGAACTCAGGCCAAAGTGCCTCTCCGTCATCCGTAATAGCAGGGAACTCAATCACTTCCCATTGGTCAACACCCTCATCTCGTCCCATCTGGGTGACAATCTGACCTGTCAAGTCTAGTTTACTCCAGCGGGTCATCACAACAATAATCGCGCCTCCCGGCATAAGGCGCTGGAGAGGACCAGACTGAAACCATTCCCAAGCAGGAAGAAAGACATCGGGTCTTCCAGTTTTAGCTTCTTGCTCAGAATGAGGATCATCAATAATAAAAAGATCAGCACCGCGCCCAGCAAGAGCGCCACCCACACCGATAGCAAAGTATTCTCCATTGAAGTTTGTCCCCCATCGTGAGGCAGATTTACTGTCTGCTTGCAGTTCTATCTGCGGAAATATGTCCCTATAGTTCTCTGAACCAACCAAATTTCGCACGCGACGACCAAAGTTCACAGCCAAATCTGCTGTGTGGGATGACATGATGATCTTCTTTTGGGGGTATTTACCTAGAAACCATGCAGGTGCAAGGTATGAGATGAGTTCTGACTTACCGTGGCGGGGGGCGATGTTAACAATTACCCTTTTTTTCTTCCCGGCGGCAATGTCTTCAAATATTTGAGCCAGTTTGAGATGATGAGGTCCCACCTTATATCCGGGGTAGACGTGTTTAACGAAGTCAAGAAAACTCTCCTTGCCCAAATTCTGGGTTATTTGGGTGTCATAGGCCTTCAAAAGCTCAAGAACACGTCGTTTCTGCTTCTCAGGCATCGTAGGGACGGCATGGCGCAGCCTAAATAGCTGTTCTGGGGTTAATTTGAGGACTTCACTCACTATTTTGAGCCTCTAGCCTGACTATTTCCCTAGCTTCTACGTCTATAGCTTTGTCTTCTAGTATTCCTAGGGTCTCAAGAAGCTCTTTCTCAACTTCCTCAAGGGTTTGTACCTTGTGAGTGACCTCAGTACGCTTCTTAAATGCGTCTACCCCATCTACTTCACCTAGTTTTCCTAGGGCAGCAATGCGTGCCTTGGGGTCTTTGGCGTTTTCTACCTCCATCACCAGCTTATTTACTACATACATCTTCAAGTCGGATAGCTCATCGACTATAGATATGTTCATCTGGGCAACCATGCCTGCTAGATAAGCAAGGGTTTCATTGGGGTACTGAGCAAAATTGGGTCTATGCCTAGGATCGTTAATCATGTCCTTGGCTATCTGCTTTGCCTGATCCGCATTGTCCTGTGTTGGGGCAAGGGGGTCGCCTGTTAAGTCAGACATTAACTTAATTACATTGGCGCGCATCTCTAACTCCTGAGCAGGGGATAGCTCTGGAAATGCGTCTTTAGCATTATCAGGTAGAGGAATGTTCTCCTCGATAGTTGGCACTAGCGGAGATGTCATGAGTTAAGTATATAGCAGTTTTCAGAATTTTTTGTAAAAAATTTTTTTACATGGGGTTTTGTTTTTGGGGTGGGGGGTGTTTTGGAAAGGAGAGGTGTTATTTGTGCATGTTCAAGGGTATAGGGGGCGCGATGGGACCCGCGAGCCGTCTTGGGGGGTGGGGTCAGGCCATCCACACGCCAAACTAGACATATAGCCCATGTTATGGCAATATGTATTCAATGCCAAGCAATAGTGCAAGGCAGATTGAAAGGACTATATGCTTAAAGCAATATCACTCACGAACAAAGCCCTCACCCTACTCAAGGACGCATGGATATGGATAGCCTACTACCGCGTGGGCGTGCTATGGGAAGGCAACCCGCAACCCGAATGGAAGACGGCACACTATGCTAAGACATTCGGTGAGGCGATGGATTGGGTGCGGCAATACCCGCACGATGACGTGACAGTCATCATTGG